GGCAAATGTTACCCATACGACAATCTACAATCTCAATAGAAGCGATCCCGAATGTAAGAATATGATCGAGGAAGCTAGAAAGAAGAGAATGGAAAGAATTGTAAACAAAGCTGAAATAAAGATAGAAGAAAAGATAGAAGCGGGGGATACTACTTCAATTATATACAGTTTACGCACGCAGGGTCGTAGTAGAGGTTGGGAACAAAAAGATAAACAAGAAATAGATCAAATCATCGTTAGCGTTACTGACTATGCAAATGCGAAGACAATAGAAGAGGATGATTGCGAGAAGCCTTCAGATGAGATAACAGTTAATGTTTCTAGATAGATAATTAGATAGTTGCTATCAGTAGAAGAAACACTAACGGATAGAAACTATTTATCCATGGATGGATCGTTCACGGATGAGGAGTTCAAGGATGAACAGAGCGCTGCTCAGGGACGGTCCTCCCTGGGCGGCGCTCTTTTTTTTTTGGAGAATAAAAATGAAGAAAATAAAAATACCTCTGATGAAACCAAGACACTATCAGGTGCCAGCACTTAGGGCCTTGTCGCAAGGGTTCAAAAGAATAGTGCTCGTTCATCACAGAAGAGCCGGCAAAGATGTGCTTACTCTGAATATGATGGTTAATCAGATGATGCAACGTGTTGGCTATTATCTATACATCTTTCCAACAGCAGCGCTAGCAAGAAGAGTTATCTGGCAGGGAGCAACAAAAGACGGTTTCCGTTTCCTGGATTTTATTCCAGAGCAGCTCATTAAGAAAAAACAAGAACAATCGATGTTACTGGAGCTGCACAACGGAAGCATATTTCAGCTCGTCGGGTCAGATAGATTCACAAACGTTGGAATTAACCCCATATACGTAACCTTTTCGGAATTTAGCCTTCAAGATCCTAGTTGCTGGAATTATATACGCCCAATTTTGGCCGAAAACGACGGGATTGCAGTCTTCCAAGGCACGCCACGCGGCAAGCAACATTTCTACGACCTGTATCAAATGGCCAAGAAGAACGATGCTTGGTTTACGCAGCTCTTAAGCGTTGAAGACACGGGAGCAATCTCGCTTAAGGCAATAGAGCAAGAGCGGCAGTCGGGAATGAGTGAAGAGCTTATCAGACAAGAATTTTTTTGCTCTTTTTCTCGCGGAGTCGAAGGATCATACTACTCAAGGCTTCTAAATAAAGCAGACCTTGCGGGCAGAATAACCAATGTTCCGCCAGATCCTCACGCCTCGGTTAACACGGCCTGGGATCTCGGTATTCGCGACTCAACATCAATTATATTTTATCAACGCTGCGGTCAAGAGATCCATATCATCGACTTCTACGAGGCACACGGTGAGGGATTTTCTCACTATTCAAACGTTCTTCGTCAAAAGGCTCAAGAGAATGAATGGGTCTACGGCGACCACTTCGCTCCCCACGATATCCAAGTAAGAGAGATGTCGTCTGGGGCAATGACGCGGAAAGAGGCGGCTCGTCAGCTTGGTATCGATTTCCAAGTCGTTCCAAATATTCCCTTGATGGATGGAATTGAGTGCGGACGCTCCCTTTTCCCACGTCTTTGGATAGATCAAAATAAGTGCTCGTATTTACTTAAATGTCTAGAATCATATCATAAGACTTATAACGAAAAAATGGGTGTCTACGGCGATAGGCCTTTTCACGATTATGCGTCGCACGGCGCAGATTCGTATCGCTACTTGGCAATTTCAGAGAAAGCCGCGGCGTCCTCGACAGGGGAGCTTTCCGTTGAGGCATGGGAAAAGATACGAAGAAAAGGGAAACTATGAGCAACGGTAACGGTAGCGGCGACGGCTACGGCGACAAGGGCAGCGGCTACGGCGACAAGGGCAGCGGCTACGGCGACAAGGGCAGCGGCTTCGGCGACTGCTTGGGAGACGGGGGAGACAATGGCAGCTATGAGGGGTGTGGACATGGATGATAATAAAATCGATTTTTTAAATGCGATGGTCGACCGTCGTAACGGCCTCGGTAAGGCTAACGGTTGCGGGCGCGGGCGCGGGTGCGGTTACGGGTTTGGGTGCGGTGATGGCTCTGTCCTCGGAAACGGGGACGGGTGCGGCAGGACTGGCGGCTTTTTTGGGGGCAATGGTAACGGGGACGGCGATGGTTATGGCGACGGAAGCGGAAACGGGGCGGACGATGATTAACGGGGCTAGAAACAAAGAGGCATGGAAAACGGAAGACATGATCGAACATCCCGACGGCAAAGGTAACGGCGACGGCCGAGGGACGAATAAAACACAAACAACGGAGAACGTATATGTGTAAAGAAGAGAAAAAATATATTATTGCAAGAACCTACTCGGCTGGAGTTTTTGCGGGCACTTTGGAAAAGAGAGACGGAAGGGAGGTTACTCTTTCCGAAGCACGACGACTCTGGTATTGGGAGGGGGCTGCCTCACTTAGCGAGCTTGCTATGAAGGGCGTTTCTCGTCCTGACGACTGTAAATTTCCTTGTGAGGTTAATAAAGTTGAGCTTCTAGAGACAATTGAGATTCTTTATTGCACCGAAGAGGCAAAGAAAAGTATTGCGTCCGTTCCCGTTTGGAGCGCGCATGATTAAAGGCTCGCCTGGAAGCGGCGCCGGAGTCGGCGACGGCTACTGTAACGAGCGCGGAGTCGGCAGCGGAAACGGTAACGGTAACGAGCGCGGAGTCGGCAGCGGAAACGGTAACGGAGGCGGAAGCGGCTACGGCTGGGGAAGCGGCGACGGCATCGGCTCCGCCAGAGGGCGCGGGCTCGGGTGCGGCGATGCCTGCGGCTACGGATCTGGCGGGGGCGAGGGCTTCGGCTACGGAAACGGCTACGGCCGAGGAAACGGCAACTGCTGGGGAGACGGCATCGGCTCCGGCTCCGGCCACGGCTCCGGCTCCGACAGTGGTAGCGGCCGTAGCCACGGCATCGGCTACGGCTACGGCTACGGCGAGTAGGTAGAGGATGATTGACGGATATTGCGGATTTTTAAAGGGTGACGGCGAGTAGGTAGAGGATGATTGACGGATATTGCGGATTTTTAAAGGGTAGCGGTTTGGGTGGTGGCGTGGGCGATGGATCATGTTGCGAAACCTCGGTTGGCTACGGGTCTGGTCGCGGCTCGGCACGGGGAGAGGAGGAAGGTCGTGGATACGGAGACGGATGGAGTAATAGCGGTATTGGCCTCGGGTCTGGTCGTGGATTTGAGGACGGTAGCGGCGACGGGGCAGACGATGCCGACTAGCGGCGACGGGGGTGGCCATGGCGATGGTTTCGGTGAGGATGAAGACGGCTGGGGTTCCGGCTCCGGCTCCGGCGACGGGAGCTGTTCCGGTGAGGGTGAGGGTGAGGGCTTCGGCATCGGCAGCGGTAACGGCATCGGCATCGGCTACGGCGACGGCTACGGCTGGGGCTGGGGCAATGGCAACGGCAACGGCGAGGGTTCGGGCGGCGATTGTGCTTGGCGAAGATAGCTAGAAACAAAGAGGCACCGTGGACTTTAGCACAGCCTTAGCAACCATTTAGCGCAATTACAAAAACCAAACCAGCTTTACGCTTAAGTACTTAGAATAAAGTTAGCAGATTTAGCAATTTTAGCAACTCTCTGGAAGTATTATGAAACTGGTTAACACAGAACACGCTGTTGCTTTAATCTGTGTGCTTCTTGCGACAGGTGGGCTTTACTATATATGGCGAGCCTATACTAATTTTTAAACGGATCCTCCGTTTGGGCGCCTCCTTGTAACCGGGGCGCTTTTTTTTGTCTTGATAAAGTCGATAACTTTGTTCGTAGTCTGTTGGCTTTTTGTTGATATGTCTAAAATTGTTGATAACCGTCGGTTTATGAACCGCTCGTGATCTGCTCGTCTTCTGTTTGAGTCTAAATATTTCTACGCACTCTGATATAAATAATCGTCTCTCCTGTCGTTATTTGTGATTTACCGTCATTCGCCGCGCAACGCTCTCCGTTTTTATGAACATTTCCACAGCCTCTTAAGAAGAAGAAGAATTATCTATTTATTCTATTCTTTAGAGTGGGCGGAAAAAGAGTCTCTGGGTGTGCCTGGTTTTTCTGGCCCCTTCTTGGCCAACATTCAAAATCGTTTAGCCAACTCCTCGTTTCACTCAGGCACGTTCCTATTTCACTCAGGCACGTTCCTATTTCACTTTGCTTTGATTTTTTAGAGGCTTGCGTCTATCAAAATAGATACAACGTCGTTTGTGTGTATTGTTTTCGGTTTCAATAGACACAGTCGGCACGGTAGTGGACGGTCTTAGCGTTCCACTTTTTTTATTACTTATGTTGTTGTTGCTTGGCTATTTGTGTTTAATTAAGGGCTAATTTTGTCGCACACTCATAGAACTGGCCCTTGTCTATGTGAATTTTTCTCCTTGCTTCGATCTTCTCACTCATGGTTTTTATTGGCCTCTTCTTGGCCTCAATTAATGTTGCCGCCGCTTCCTTAAATTTATTCCAACATTCGCTATCTATTCCATATTGGTGAGTTCTGTCGTATCTTCTGATAAAGCCCTCTACTATTTCGATTTCGTCTTTCATAAAAACATCTCCATGGTTGTATTCGGACATTATTCGGACATTATTCTCTATTTGTACGCCTTTTCTTTATAATGGTGTTGAAAAAATTGAATTCCTAGCCGCAATATTCGAGTTGAATATATTCAACTTTACCCTTTGTGTTTTTAATGGCTTTAGACACCCAGATAGTACGAGAATTTTCAGAGTTTGCTGAAGATAATAAGCGAGTAATGGGTAGTTACTACCGTGAAGCGGCGGAAGACCTTCGTTTTTTTGCGGGTCAACTGCTTACCTCTCAGGAAATGGATAAACTTCGTAGACAAAATAGGAATATGTATCAGGTGAATAAAATTCGCCGCGTTATTAATACATATTCTGGCTACGAAAGGGAAAATAGAGTTTCTACTGTTATTTCGCCCCATGACGAGGGAGACGAAAAGACGGCTGAGCAGCTTTCCGATGTCATGCTTTATACGTATGACAAGGGAGATGCGCATATTGCAATCTCTGACGCGTTTGACCATTCCCTTAAGACAGGCCTTTCTGTTGTTGGGATCTCAATGGATTTCAATCGTGATCGAGTTAATGGAGAAATTAAATTCTGGTGGAAGCCGTACAATGCGGTTTTAATCGATCCCTATTTTACAAAGAGAGATTTATCTGATGCTGAGCGCTGCGCAACAAGAGATCTCTTAAGTAAAGACCAAGTTAAGGCACTCCTTCCCTTTGTCGACTCAAAGGAAATAGACGGTCTTCCAACCGGTGTTACTGATCAGAAATTTAATTATTTCGTTGTTAACCAAACAAATACAAATACGGCCGCCCGGGATCTGGTAACCTACGATCAGTATTGGGTTCGATCAAACAAGAAGGTGAAGCTTCTTGTTGATATGAATTCTGGTGAGGAAGTCGATGTTACTGATTTTGGGAAAGAGGACATTCAGGTTCTCTTATCTCAGATGCAACAAGACCAAGAGGGTGAATTTGAGGTTATCAGCACGGTAAAGCCGTCGGTAGAGCTACATATCATCGTTGGTGGGCAGATTCTTTTCACGGGGCCTGATCCAACAGGAACAGACACCTTTCCGTTCCGTCCAATGATTCCTTTTTTCGAGCCCTATATTGATCGTTTCGATCTTCGTATCCAAGGGGTAATTAGATCTCAAAAAGATCCGCAGCGTCTATATAACAGACGAATGAACCAGGTAACCGACTGGCTAGAGACAAGTCTACATACCGGATACAAGGTTGTTAACGGTGCAGTCCAGGATCCTGAAAGTCTCCTTTATACCGGACAATCACGTCTTGTTATTGTCAATAAAGGACATGATCCCACCACCGCTGTACAGCAGCTTGACGCAAGAGACCTTCCCCCAAATGTCCTTCAACATATGCAGCAACTCGACTCGGATATCATGGAGGTATCGGGGATTAACGAGACGCAACTAGGTGCCGATGAGGGCGGGAATACTCAAGTTTCTGGCCGTCTTGCAGAGGTTCGCGCCTCTCAAGGGATGACAGGCTCGCGCGGAATGTTTGACGCCTACGAGTACACACTTAAAGAGCTTGGTCGCGTTGTTATGCGTGCTATCCAAAAGAACTACTCTTCCGAGAAGGTTGAAAGAATAATCGGCGAACCAGCGGAACAAGATTTCAACGATCCATCATTTGGTCAGTACGACGCTGTTGTAAAACAGGCCGTTCTTACAAGAACTCAGCGAGATGCCTACTACCACGAGCTCCTTCGTCTTAAAGATCTTGGTGTTGCTATTCCTGATTCTGAGCTTCT